AAACAAATTAGTGATGATTTTAATAAAATAGGAACATTTATTATTGATTTAAGTTTTATTCAAATTGATAATAGTTTAAATAAATTAGTAATTAATTTAACATCTTCTAATACTACACAAGGAACAACATTTTTTGTTCCTAGATATACTCAATCTATTAAAAATTTTTTAAACTATACAGAATTTGATGATAAAAATAAACCTCTATCAATAATAGATATTCAAAAAAAACAACTAGAAGTAGTAACCAACCGATCAAGTTTGGAAAAATATATGGATAAATATAAGTCAAAGTTTGAATTATCTAAAGAACAAATTGATATGATTAAAAAAGAAGGAGATATTAAAGTAAGCATTGCTTCTTCTGAAACAATATTTGAAAATAATGCTAAATTTATTTTAAAAAATGTAATCTTTAATAATCCATTTGCATCATTTTTATATAAAATAAATGATAAAAATAAACCTTCTTATATTAAAATTAATAATAATGAAATAAATACAATACTAAATACAGTTACATTTTTGCCTGATAGATATTCATCTAAAAATATAGAAGGAAATATAATACAAGACTTAAAAAATAAAAATCTTAGAACAATTAAAAAAGAAATAGATAAGGAAATTAAAAATATTACAGATGTTTATGGTAATAATGAATCCAGTAAAACATTATTAGATGAAATTAATAAGAGAAGAGATTTACAATTTCTTTATATTAATTATAAAATAAGAGTTATACAAGAAACATTAAGAAATCCGGGATTAAATCCAGATAATACATTAGAAGAAAATATAAAAAAAATTTGGGATTTAAATATAAATACTAATACTGAATTAAAGAAATTTAATATAGGAACTAATTTAAATGAATTTTCTAATGAAGTTAGACAATTAAATAGAGAATTTAAAAAAATGATGGATCTTAGAATTAAAAGAAATGCAAAATATAAATTAACAGTAATTATTGATCCTGCAAATATTATCCCTGTTCCTGAAAAACCACTTAATCCTTTAAAGAAAGAAGATAGAGAGAAAATAAAGACAATACTAAGAATAAAATTTCAAAATTTAAAAAAAAGTTGTAGAAAAGGCGATCAAGAATTTTCTGCTAAACAAAAAAAAATTATAGATATGTGTAAAAAAATTTGTGTTGATGAAAAAAATTGTAAATGGTGTGATATTTGTTCTACTATAGTAAATTGTTCAATGGATGAAACTATATTGTCAAAATGTAGACAGAAAAAAGAAGAAGAGAGAAAAAAGAAGTTAGAATCTACTAAAAAGGGAGGAACAAGAAAATTTAACAAAATAAAAAAATCTAAGAAAAGTAAAAAAATTAAGTCTAAACTTAAATTTACTAAAAAAATAAAAAAAATAAAAAAAATAAAAATAAAAAAAAGTAAAAAAGGTAAAAAGTATAAAAGTAAACAATAAAAAGTAAAAAAAAATTGAATAATTAAATAATTTAATTAATTAAAATTATTTAATGGAAAATAATGGATTTATAGTTGTTGCAAGATATAGAAAAAAGTATTATGTCTTTTCCAACTTAAATTATGATAAACAATTTAATGTTAATGCTATTCAAAAAATTATTTTATCTGGAATTCATATCTTTATTACTGAACGTGGTAGAGCCTTATGTTATGCTCATGATTTACAAAAAATAATTAAATGTAAACATGGTGTTTTAGAACTTGATATTGACTAAATATTAATATTTAAAATTGTTTCAGGAAAAGATTTTAATAATTCAATTACATATTCTTTGGGAATTTCATTAAAATCAATTAGTCTTTTATTTTTTTTATATTTTTCATAAGCATCTTCTTTTTTTAGTTGTTCTTCAAATAAATCTGGATTTTCATAATATTTAATAGCTGTTTTTGGTCCGCATTTTTTAAATATAGGAGGTATATCATCGCTTTTATCTCCAATTACTATTTTACAAAATAAATCTTTTTTTCCATCTCCAGACCATTTTTTACTTTCTGTTAAATCTTTATATTTTAGATTAATAATTTTAAGATTTTCTGATGATAATTGAAGATAATCCATATCATTAGCAATAATATATATTTTACAATTTTGTTTTGTTAATAGATATTTTGATAAAATAGCATTACAGTCATCTGCTTCTAATTTTGGATGGTTAATAGTTAAAATTTCCATTTCTTCTAGAATTTTTATACCCAGTGCAAAGAATGGGCCTCCCATAAATGTATCATCATATACTCTATTTTCTTTATATTTTCTATATTCAAAATTTCTCCAAATGCATTTTCTAGGACAATCTAATGAAGCAATAAATTTATAATTTTTATTTTTTTTATTTAATTTTAATTTTTTTGGAATTTCATTGATTTTTTCTTTAAATGTTTTTTTAAACTTATTTACAAATTCTTCATTTTCAATTGGATTGCCAAGTTCATTATCTGGATTAGCTAATTTCCACCATCCAATTAGTGCGTAATATCTATAAAATATTAAATAACTAGTATCTAAAAGAATATAAATTGGATCATTCATTTTTAAGTTATAAATAAAATAATTATTTTAATTCAATTTTTATTTTATTTATAAATCTAAACTTACTGTATTTTTATTACTATTCTGTTTTCTGTTTGTTTTTGGGGTTTTTTGACTACTTAACTCTTTTAATTCAGAAATACTAACTGTACTTGGGTCCTTTTCTTCAAGTTTTACAGGAAGACTTACTTGTTTAGTTTTTAATCCTGATAAAAGTTGACTGATATCACTAGGTCCTTTCATTTCTGGTCTTTTTGGTGCTGGAGTTTTAATTCTTTGGTCATCACCAAATGGTGAAAATTTTTCTTCAATCTTTATTCCATTATCTGTAACACTATTTAAGTCAGGTCTATTTGAAGGTGCAAATCTTTGACTTTTGGGAATTTGAGTTTCCATAGGTGGAGGTGGACTACCCATATTAGTTGGAGGTGGACTTCTATTTCCAGGCATAAAATTATTCATAAAATTTCCAAAACCTGGATTTGAATCTCCCATTGAATTTACAGCAGCTTGACTAAATTGTTGCATTAATTCAGGATTTTGTTTCATTATATCATCCATTCCAGGTAATTGAGATTTAAACATTGTATTAGTCATATGAACCATAATAGCAGAACCACCTAATTGAAATAATAATTTTAATTCAGGTGCCAATTTAGCTTTGGATTTATATTTTTCATGTAATTCAGCAAAAATTTCATCGTAATCAGAAATATTTTCATTTACTTGTTCTCCCCATCCATCCATTTTTAAATCAAATGGATCAAATTTACCATTTAAAAATTCTAATCCTGTAATACATGCCATTAACATTTTGCCTTGAAATTTAATACTATTAGCTTTTTCTTTTTCATTAATAATCATTTCATATTCACCTTGTAGTTCTTGAAGTGGAGAATCCATAGTATATTTTTTGGTAAGGTTAGCTCCTTTACTTTCTAATTCTTCTAATCTTCTTAAATATTTAAATTTCTCTCTAATTAACTCTTCTTTGGACATAGGAGCTTCTTCACTAATAACTGGTATAGGATTAACTTTTCCATAACCATCCCATGTTTTATTTACATTAATATTGTTTGCTGTTTCTTTACCTAAATTATTATCTGATTCTAAATTAATTGATTTTGGTGCATTATCTTCTTTTTCTTTTTCTAATGAAGTTGAATTTAAAATATTACTAAAAATTTCTGATCTATTATTTTCAACTGTTTTAGTATTGATATCTGAAGATAAATTATTCAATTCATTTTCTAAATCACTTAGTTCTCCTAGAGGAATTTCATTATTTGATGTTCCTTTCTTTTTTTCATTCATTAATAATTCTAATCCTCCACCAAAATTAACATTTGTATTAGAAGCTGAAAAATCATCCTTAAGATTAACTTCAGTTTTAGAATCATTTGTACTTAGTTCAATAACTACATTTTCTAAATCAGTCATTATAAATGTTTAAGAACATTTAATTTTAAGTATTACGAATTAATATATTAATTTTCATTAACTAAGTTAATTAAATTTTTAATATTTATATTATTTTTTTCATTTAAAAACCAAATTGCTTGAAGAAAACAATCTGATAAATCATCTTTTTTTTTATTCTTATTAAAATTTTCTATAACATTTTGTTTATCAATGATATTCATTTCATTTTCAAATAATAATTTTTTTGTAATTTCTATTCCCAATTTCTTCCTTTCATTATATGAGGATTTTTTTGAGTTTAAAAATAATTTTAATTTATTAGCTGATGAAATAAATAATATATTATTCATATCATTCATTATAAAATATT